TATTCTTTGATTAGCCCATTGGTAAACTGTGCCACTTTCTAAAACACCACTTTCATAAAGTCTTATTAAGATAAGGTCATAATCTGTACCTGTTGTTCCAACATTGTTATAAGTTAAAAGGTGTACATCATATACATTTTCTTTTATGTCTAAGAAATCAATAGTTGCAGTTGTTCCATCAGCAGTTTGTTCTGCAATAAGTTCTAATGAGCCACCCCAATGTCCATCTTTTTCTAATTGCAGTATTTCACTAGGTGTATATAAACCTGTATTCTTTTTTACATCATTCGGTTGTGTGCCTATGTAGGGCATATTGACCCCTAAGCTTGTCTAAGAAATGATACATTGTATTCTGCGCTAGAAGCTGCAGAACATAGTCCTTGTAATACATCACCTGTTTCTAATGATATCTTTGTTGTAATCTCTATTGTTGTGCCAAAAGGTAGTGATACATCATTAAGAATGTGAGTTAAACTTCCACCTGATTTAGTCACACTTAAATCTATTGTAACATCTGAACTTGTTCCACTAACATTAGATACTAAAATACCAATAACTGTTTCAGTAGTTGAAGCAGGAACAGCATCAATAATATCTGCTGCTGATGTTCCTAGAACTCCTTGTACTGAATGTAGTGTATCTGCCATTTATATCTCCAAATTGTTAATCTCCCATAACTATAGCATAAGCTTGCGAACTATTGCTACTTGTTATGAAAAAACTATCCATTACTATTCTAAAAGTTGTTGATAAACTACCACCTGCATTAGGTAATAAATCTAAATCTTCTACTATAGGTAAGTTACCTATTGTATCTATAAGAAGACTTCCACCTTCTTTAAGCATCGTTAACATACTCATTATGACAATGCCAATACTAAGCCGAGACTAACTCCTGTTGGTAACGCTGCAATCTGTGCATCTGTATAAGCTTTAATACTTTCAGAGCTAGCTACTTTGTTAGCAGCAGGACTTGCAAAACTATCATCATCTTGTAATAAAGATGTCTGTATTGCACCATCAGCAGTAACTTTAACTGCATCAACTCTATCATTAACATCTTCTATTTGTTGATATACAACAGCCATACGTACAGTTGTTCCTACTTGATGATTAGGTGGTGTACCACCATATCTGTTTTCAATATCTCTTTCAACTGTTGTAAAACTCGTAGATGCAGAAGCTTTAATTATAACAACTTCTCTAGCTCCAGAGTTATCAGGGTCTATTACTAAATAAAACCATGTATCTGCATTACTTATTGTTGCGTTTATAACTGTAGTACCGTTTGTTGTAGGAGCAGAAGATACTGTAAACGATGTTGCTGCGCTAGCTAAAATACTACCTGCAATTGTAGATTCGTAAAAGTTAACTATTTGTGTTTGTCTATCTGCCATTATGCTCCGAACCTCATTATACCATAAGCTGCAATACCCGGTACGTTAATAGATGTTACATCGTCAAATGTAGGTTGTCTAGTACCTCTGACTGTAATTATAGCATACTGTGTGTCGCTTCCTAATACTTCATCAGCTTGTATTGGGTAACTTATTTTTTCAACAACACCTCTTATAATTTCTCTTGGTTCAAATATTTCTAATGTAGCTGATGTACCTTCTTTAGCTTTTAAAGATTGATACAACGTTTCGCCTAATCCTTTTACTTTAATAGGTTTTCTGTTAGGTCTTTCTACTCTATCACTAATGTTTATAGGTATTTGTACAACTACTAACTCTGGTCTAGCCAATGCACGAAATTGTACAGACTTGACTTTAGGAGTATCTATATTGTCTGTACTTTTAAGTACTACTTTACCTATAATATAACGTGAAACTTCTGCTATTTGTTTTTCAACATCTCCTATACCAGATACTTGTGTAATAGCTGTAGTAAATGTAGCTGCTTCAGGACTATCTAAATCTTCAAATTTAGTAGAATATTGTAAATCAACTTCTGTGTTATTAGGTAAATTAAATGTTGAAACTTCTGCACCAACAAATTGTTTTTGTTCTGCTGTAAAGAAATCTGCTGCAGACATTAATAAATAACCTTCCGATTCATATGTAGATTGTTCTTTATATACATCACTACCTGACACAGATATTACAAATTTACCTGCATTTTGTGTTATGCCATATACAAAACTATTGCCTGTTGTTAATAAATCTCTAGCCAAACCACCTGTTGGTAGGTAGTATCGCCACAAATTTACTTCACTAGTATCTTCTTGTACACCCATATAAACACTATCACGACTAACAAACATAGCATGTGGTGTAGCATCTATACCTGTATATATCCATTCTTTTATTAATTGTCTATTAGCTAATACATATAAATCATCTACTGCTACAAGTTCTGTTCTATATAAACGACCTACACCTGTAGAGTTGCCACCTTCTTCTTTAGTTCCAAGAAATATAATTCCTTCTGATGCAGCTATACTATGTACTTGTTCAAAAGGTATTTTTGTTTGTCCTTGATTTACAAAAGAACCACTACTAAGTTTAAAAGAATAAACAGTACCGTCTGTACTAGCAGCTAATACTGCTGCACCACCATCAATGATACCTGTAAACTCATGTGTAGGTTCTACTTCTACTATGCTATCTGCATCTTGTAAATCAGAACCAGACCATGATTTATTAAATGGACTAGCTTCCCATATGTACTCTGCAGTTCCATCATTACCTGTAATCCATAATCTATTTTTTACAAACCATACCCCAGTTAATCCACCTGCACTAGATTGTGCAGTAGTTTGTACAGTCCAAGTACTTGTACCATCAAACTCTATTAACTGTGAATCTGTTGTTCCATTAGCTGTTGTAAGAAATAACTTGTTACCGAATGCAGCTATACCAGTAAAGTTATGTGTTGCATTGTTTGTAGCACTATCTACTTCAGTCCATGAAGTTCCATCTGTAGAGTAATAAACACTTGTATTGTCAGTTACCCATATCTTTCCATCTGTAGTTTGTGTCATATAGTTATTAGTACCAGCAAATGTAGTATCTGCTCCTCTAACATTTACATCAGCAGTTTCATGTAGTAAATGTATATGATAAGAAGTTTCATCCTCTGCATGAAATACATCTATACCTTTACTATCCCAAAATCTGTTAACATCATCAGGATTTCCATTACTTCTATGTGCAGTATCTAATCCTTGTCCAGATTTAAAGTTATTTCTTGAGTATATACGACCTAAGTTTGATGTAAAATCTTCAGGGTTTTGTCTAACATTTATACCTGATTCTTGAACATCAGATGATTGTATAGTCATTTGTGCATTAGGACCAATAGCTGTGCGTAATAATACGTCATCTAATTGTATATCGTATCCATATTGTTTAGGTTTACTAACTATAGAAGTAGTTGCTACTCTAGGCATTACACACTCGGATAGTTAATATTGTTCATAGATACTGGTTCTGGATATCTAGCTCTTAAATCTTTTCTTGCTTGTTGTATTAATAATTGTTGATATTGTAATAAACTATTTCTAATTTGATTAGAACTACCTATTGGAGCATTTTGTACAGCTATTTGGTCTGTAAGATATTTAGCATCTAACGTACTAATGTCTTTGCCTGCAACCATTTGTGCAGCAACACCTGCCATAATAATAGCTTCGTATTCATTTTCTAAACCTACAGCAACTAATGTTGTATCTTCATCTGTTGGTTCAACAAATTTCTTTTTAAAAGTAACATAAATAGTTTTACCTGAAGTAATGCCATAGTTTTGTAATGCGTGTACAACACTTGGTCCACTTGTATAGGTAACTGTTACAGATGCACCTGCATCATTTGTATAGGTAAATGGATTAGGTAATTGTACTAATTCTACAGATACACCTCTAAACTGTGAACCTGTTTCATCTTGCCCTACATCATAATCTGTATACTGAGATATAGCTTTTATAGGAGTAACTAAATAATTATCTGTTGCTCCATTTAAAATATTTATTCCTGATTTAGCAGTAATTGATTGTGTTTCTACAGCAAATAAAGTTGGATATAAATTTTCAATTTGGTCTACTACTGCGTCATACACAGCTTTTCTTGTAAATGTAGGTGATACTTTAATAATTGCATTAGCTGAGTGTGCTGCTGCTGTAGTACCTCTTGCACCCCTTCTAACTGTTATTTCGTTATTAACTACATTTAATGCAGTTGTATACATTAACTCTTGGTCAATTTCTATAACGGTACCTGCACCTAATGCGTCTTCTTCTTCACTAGAAAACAAACCATCATCGTATGCAAGTGTTGTAGCAGTACTATCTATACCGCCTGTTAAATATGAATAACTTACTAAGTCATCGGGTGATTCTAGGTATTCTCTATAAACCCTATCAACTAGGTCTCCTATTGTGGTACTCATGTATACCTCTTAAGCAGCTCTAAATATTAATGTTATTATTCTATCTGCAGCTTCTGTGCTTCCTGATGTTACTCTGACAAAACCTGATGATGCAAAAGCCCAACCACTAGGGTCAACTCTAACTGCGTCACCTGCAGTAATTGTATAAGATACTTCAGTACCGTCTGTTTCTACAACATCGTACCATGTATTTCCATCTAAAGAAAAATCAAGGGTTAATGCTGAACCTGTCATTGTTGCAGGAAAAATAATTCCTGCTAATAACATTCCATCAGTACTTATACCTGATGAATTGTTAGCATCTGCAGATACATCTATTGTTACACTTTTAGCTATTGATTTACTTAAACTCATAATCTCCTACTTTAGCAGAACTTTAGGGGGAAGGTGGATTCCCCCATAAAGTTCAATACTTATCTATTAAGCAATGTCGGCAATTTCACAATGGTATTGTGGAGGACCGAAGTCAAATCCCATTTCCATGTAAACTGCTTTACCCATTCTTGCATTGTCGGCTTGGTCTAAGTCTCTTATGAAGACTGTTCCCTTGCCCGGAATGTTCAAGAAGATAGGTGCAACATATGCCATGTCTACAATAAATGCTTTGTTAGCAGGTAAGTAGTCAGACAAAGCCAATCCCATAGCTCCAAATGGAGTTACGATAGTGTCAATGTCAACACCTCCGACATTTCTGTCTCTAGGTAGAATACCGCCTGTTAAAGCACCTGATACTGTTGGGTTAACAAGTTCTTTGTTAAGGTCCAACAACATTGCAGGAGAAACAAATAATACTGGTTCTCTCATTGGAGCGCCTGCATCATATAGTTTCTTCATAGCACCTGCTACTGTGTCCCAATGTATTTTTTGGTCTGCACCGGTACCATCACCATTAGCATCGTTAAAATAAACGTTGCCACCAGTAAGGTTACAATGAGCATCTAAGCCCCTCATTTGCCTACTAGCTGCGGTTCCGTCTGCAAAAGTACCATTAAAAGCTTGGAACTCTGCTTTTTTTGCAACAAGTTCAAGAACTAGCTGAAGTTGTTCAGCCATTTCATCATTAACAGGGTTAGTACCCTCTAATGCTAACTTGTCAATACTGTTCTTATAGTTAGCTGCCAAGTCAAACGGCACAATCTCTCCATAAGCTGCTTGAGCAGTAAAGGTTAACTGAACTGCTTCATGAAATATCTCAAGTACACCTTGGATAGCAGAACGTGAACGACCATTATAGTTAGGTGCGCCACCTTCTGTTCCCGGTGTAACTGAAGATACTGTAGCATTATCAATCGTTTGGAACTGGAAGAATGTGCTATTAATAGCTTTTCCTCCGGTAAGTCCTCCGGATGCTGATAATAATGGAGTTCTATGTGGTGTGACTTTAAACAACTCGCCTGTAAAGTTATTTATCTCACTTGCTGAGATTGGATTAGGGCTGCCTATAGCTGCCATAATTACCTCCTACATAATTACTCGTACTTATACTAAATTTTATAGATTCTTCTGAGCTTCCATTATGTTGAGTTTCGCTCTAATACTGTCTTTAGTATTACCGCTTTCTGCAACTTTTTGTAAAACTTCTGAAGCATCTTTGGGTACAACTGATTGTGAACTATTTTCAAGTGCTTCTACTCTAGCTCGTGCATCACTTTGAATTACAGCTTCCTGAACTGGTTGTGGTGCATCCTGTTCTGAAACACCTGTTGGTTCATAGCCATACTCTTGCTTTGCAAAATCCAAAAGAGCGTCTTGTGTGACATCTCCTTTATACACTTGCTTTAATGCTTTACCAAACCCTGCGTTAGGGTCTAAGCCAATTCCTGTTACAGCAGTTTCTAATTTCTCCTGCTCATACATTGCTAACTTAGCTTTTAAATCTGCATTTTCTTCTTCTTGCGATTTAATTTTCTGACGCATTTGTTTAGCTCCGGAAGATTCATTAATAGTTTCTTCGCCTGCATCTGTATAGTTTTCTGTCATTTCGTACCTCCTCACAGCATTACCCTTGCAGTTAGACCCTGTGGATGTCTAACGTGGGACTACAGACCACACTTGACTTTAGTTACTGTAGCTCTAGCTAAAGTCCTTACTCTACGAATTTAAGTACAAGATTTTGACGTAGGACCAAAATCTGATTGCAGGTCTTTAAGCGGACCACGCAACGCTATACACATTAGTATACACTAATCTTCTATAAGTCCAACTATTTCACCAGTTTGTGTTTGTGCTGCTCCTAGTTGTACACCACCTGCAGATTGTATTTCTGCTGATATTCTTTGCAATCTTTGTTGTGAACTTATGTCACCGAGTGCTGCTTCTTCTAGTGTTTCTAATTCTAATTCTCTACCAACAGTTTGAGCAGCTTCCATAAATCCAGTTGCTTGTTCATATACTTGTGCTGCTTGTTGTGCAGTAAATCCTTGTTTTCTTAGTTCTTCTGCCCTAGCAAAAGATTGTGTAAACCCTCTAATACTTGCTTGTGCTTGTAGTTGTAAAGTTTGTATATCACCTTTAAGTACTTTATCTGATATATCAGGGTCAAGTAATGCACCAAATATAGTAGGTTGGTCTAATTCAATACCATATCGTTCTCTATATAAACGTTCTACCTCTGGTATTTGGTCTACTACTTGATTGTATACAAGGTCTACTCTTTGTTGAAACTCTGCCGCAGAAACTTCACCAGTAATTAAATCATTAAATTTATTTTCAAATTGACTAATATCTGTTATATCTACTTCTCTTAAGGTTTCTGCATAACTAGCTTTAGTAGATAACATTTCAGCTTCAGACATAATTAAACTACCATCATCTCTTTGTAAAAATCCAAATTCTTTTTGCCATGCAGGTTTTGTTCTTGTTTCAGCAAGTGCTAATTGTTTGTCATCAAATTTAATCCAAGCATTAGCATAATCTTTTAATACAGCTTCAGGAAAAAAACTAAATAAACTTCTTGCAACTGCCATAGCTGCGTCTGTGTTTACTGATGGTAATTGAGTAGGTGGAGGTGTTGTTTGTCCGCCATTACTAGAACTTTGTGGAGTTGCTGCATTTAAGTTTTCTGCTGTTTGTTTAGCAGCAATTTCAGACATACCGCTACGTTTTTCTTCTTCTGTTGTAGCTTCTTTAACTACATATTTTCCGGGACTTCCTACTACTACATATGTTGCCATTACCCCTCCAAGTATCCTGCAGATTTAACTACGCCTGTACCAAAAGCATCAGCCATACTACTTGCAAAATCTGTCACAGTCTTCTGATATCCTCGTTCTAAACCAATTTTCTTAAGTTCTTCTCTTGATACTGTTTGATTATTTCTTTGTACTGCATCAAGTATTACTGGGTCATCTTCCATAGCTTGTACACCCCATATGTCACTAGCTTGTGACACATATGTACTCACAATGTTATTCCAAGCAATATCTCTATCATACATACCATATTGAGCAAATCTTTTATCTTTAAGGTCTTCAATAAATTGTGCTTCATATCCACCTTTATTTCTTATATCACCTGCTATTTGTTCAATGTTAAATTCATTGTGCATGTGTTTAGGTAGCCATTTGTTTAATAATTCTTGTACTTTAGTTTCACCAGTTTGTATAGGTGTAGTATCTCCTGCAGCAGTTTTAAATCCCTCTGATACAGGTAAGTTAGAAAATGGGTCTAGTAAACCAATAATTTCTTGGGTAACTCTAGTTGTGTTATATAAACCATTAGCCCATTGTGTAGCTAGATACATCATACCTTGTTCAGATATTTCACCACCAAGTTTTGTTACTTGGTCAACGATAGAGTTGTAGTATGTTTGTTTAGTAGATTCATAACCTTTTTTATCTGTAGCTCTAGTAATAGCAGAATTGTATTCTGCTTCTGACATGTCATACTTTTGTAAAAACTCTGCCATTTGTGCAGCATTAAGTTCATAGCTACCTGTTTCAGCATAGTTTTCTTGTACCATATTTATATAGTTACTATCTTTCCACCAGTACAATTCATCTGCAATAGTTTGCATATCTTTTAAAAACCCTTGTATTGGATTAAGATTAGTTAAATCAGATTTAAGCTCTGCATAATTACCTGCAGAAACTATTTGATTGTTAATACTTAAACTATTAAATGTAGTCAATGGTACTTTTCTACTAGGTAATGTATTAAGTACTTCTTGTTTTAATGCTCCTCTTTGTAGTGTATCATCTAAGTCTGTAACTACAGATAGCTCTTGTTCTGGTACTGACCACAAAAAGAATGTCCCATTAGTATCCTCATACCCTAAAAAGTATGCAGTATCCATACGGCTACCCTCTACTAAGTTACCTTCTTCATCTGATTTAGCACCTTCAATAACAATTATTTGTGTACCTTTAGGACCCCAAGTTATTTCACTCATCTATCTAACATCTTTCCTACCCAACTATAGGAGCTGTATTCTCCTTGTTTTGGCATTTCACTAAATTTTTCTGCAACTTTTGCAGTAGGTGAAATCTTTGCAGTTGTTTGTAAGTTTTCTATTACTTGTTGACCGTATGTTTTACTATCTAATTTACCTTTGAAGCCGGGAATTATCATTGGCATTATAGGATTTAATGCTTTTTGTACAGCAGGTTCTACTAATGCCATACCAATTAAACCTAATTCATATATGTCTAAAGCATCAACACCACCTATTAAAACTTTTTTTAATCTATTTTTTATAGTTTGTTTAATTACTTTACCTGTAACTGGAGTGTCTGCTATTTTAATGTTTTGTGTATCATCAATTAAATTGTCATAATAATTATCAATCATTGCTTGGTCTGCTGAGGATTGTGCTTCATAATAAGAATTTATCATTTCATCAGTAGGTTCTCTTGCTGCTAAATCTGCATAATAATCGTCAATATCAGGTTGTACATCTCTCATAAATATTTCATCATCAGTTAAAGCGTTTTCTAAATCAAAATCTTTATTTCTTTGTATAACTTCGTCTTGTTCACTTAAAGATAACAATGTGTCATCAGTTTGTGCTGTAGGGTCTACACCTCTTGATGTGTTTTCATTAAGCCATTCTCTAGCAGACAATGCAACTTCATCTGTATCATCTAAAAAAGATTGTGCTACATCTGTTTTAAACTGTGTTTTAATGTCGTCTATTTGTGCAGGTGTCATGGTTTTAGTATCAGTAATGTAATCTTTACCGTACTTTTCTCCATACCATTCTGCTATTTCAGCATCAGTTGTACCTGCCATGTGTTCATCAAATGGTGTATTTTCCATTATATCTGTCCTAACATAGCTGCAATAAGTGATGACTGTTGTCTTCTAGCTGCATTAGCTTGTTCTATTGCACTAGCTTCAGCACTTAAATCTTCTTTTATTTCTGATTGTATAACGCTTTCAGGGTCTGTAATTTGAAAAATATCTGTTTTTAATTGTTCTTCTTGTCCAGTTACCATTCTACCTTCAAACTCTTTAGTAACATCTACTGTTTGAAATATATTATTAGTTCTAATTGCTTTTTCTAAAGCTTCTAATTGTTTAAATCTAGGTGAATATAATTGTGCAAGTCTTGTACTGTATCTAGCTTTTTCTGCTTCTGTAGCTTCTCTAGGTACAATACTTTGAAAAACTTCATCAATAGTTTCTTCCATTTCTAAATCAGTAGGTACATCATATTGTGATGCAAGTACTTGTCTAGCTTGTTCATCTTCTAATTTTTCTTGTAAATCTTTTTGTACTTTAACACTTTGAGACATACCTTCTACTGCTAGGTCTAATACAGCCATACTAAATGCTACATTTTCAGGGTCTCCCTCTAAGAAACCATATGTAGAACCATGTTGTTCAATAAGTGCTTGACCTTCTTCACTATCTTGTTCAATGAAAATTGTATTGTCTGCATACTCCATAACAGCAGATAAAACAGCTTGTGTTTTTTCTCCAAATACTTCTTCATCATCAAAATATTCTGCATCTACTAAACCATTTTTTACAAAACTATCTTGTAATTCTGCTAACAATTCTGGTTGTTGACTTATATTAAATAAAGCAGTAAAACCATTAGCAAAATTGCTAGGTAACATTTGCAATTCTAACTTTCCTGTTTCAGGATTTTTTACATAAATTTGTCTTGATGGACCTGTACTATAAGGTGTATTTTTTAATGCTTCGGATATACCGCTTTGAATTGTTTCTTCCACGGTATTAGCATTTTCAAATTGTTCTACTTCTGGTACACCTGATGTATCTTGTACCATATTTATTTCATCTAATATAGGTTGCAACACATCAACATCATTTGCATCAATAGCATTTATTATACGAGAATAATATGCAGGAACTACTGTCATGTATGTGTCCCTAAATTCTTGTACAGAAACTCCAAATTGTTTTTGTATTAATTCTTCCATTAGTTAAATATTCCTATAAGTTCAGTATCGTCTCTGAACAGTCTACTGTAAACTCCTATCCATATATATTTAAAATCCGGATATTCTTTTGTTATATTTCTAGCGATTTGGGCTACTCCTAATCTCAATGCTTTTGCTTCTGGTGCAGAACTCGTTAGCCACCAACTATCACTAAAACCATAACTTTCTGAAATTTTACCTGCTTCTTCCCATATAGGGTTAAACTCAGCAAATGCTTTTCCAGATTCTAGTTTTAATACTAGCTCATTTGTAGTCCATTCTGCTTGCATTTCTTCTAAAACATCTCTTGCTTTAACCGGATTAATTGTTCCATAATCTCTCTGAAAGCCCGGTAGTTGTTCAATTAAATAATTTCTATACACTCTTAATACTTGTACTTCATCTGCAGAAGATAATCCCATAGCTTCTACTTGTTCTTTAAACGCTGAGTATTGAAAATAACCACGTGTATCATTTACTTGTCTTTGATATTCTTCAGGCGATAGTGTTACTCTATCTCCTTTGTTAAAAGCATCATACATGTTTGCATAATTACGTTCATCATAGGGACTATCAGGTAAGGCATACCATTTAGACAATTCTAATGTTTCAAGTAATTTTTTATTTTTAGATTGAAATTCTAATACTCTGTCTGTAAAGGATTGTTTTCCTACTTTAGATTGTGTTTTAGGTGCAGTTAACCAACCATGTTCCATGCCATATGTTCTTAAAAACTCATTAGCAGCAGCAATTTGGTCATCATCGTTTTTGTCAACTAACTCTCTATATTCATTAGCTAGTATCTGCGCACCCCAATACTTACCATTTTTATCTTCAATGTAGTATCTTGGTGTCCAACCAGTAGGTAGAAAAAACTGTGATAATCCTCTAAACAAATAAAGTTGTGATGCTTGACGTTTTGAATATGCCATGTAAGCATCGTCTAAACTCATACCTTTATTTAAGTACTTATCTAGTTTTCCTTGTTCTGCTAAAGATTTATCTCTACCAACAGCTTTACCATATCTATATACGTCTATAGTTGTAGATGCTCTTAATTGTTGTCTATCTTCTCCTACACCTACTGCAGATAGTATTTTATCTAACCATGCAGGTGTTGGTACAACATCTCCTAATTTTGGTGGTCCAAACTCACCATATAATAAACCTCTAATATCTTTACCTAGTCCATGTCTTGGTAATACTTTATCTGCAAGAACACCTACATAAGGTAATGGACCCGGAACAAATCCCTGACCCAATAAGTTTATACCCTGAACAAAACCTTGTGGAGCTACTTTCACACCACTATCTTTACCAAATATAGCATTACTCATAAAGTCCATACCCGGATAAACAAACATTTCTGAACCTGAACCATTAGGGTCTGGTGCAAAGAAACCTTCTCCTGTGTATTCATTGACATTAGAACCTTTAGCACCAGTAGTAAATAGTTGTGCTTGTCTAGCTCTATAAGGGTTAGCTATTAATATTTTGCTCCAAGTCTGTGCTAACTCAAACCATACTTCAGGGAAGGGAAATATGTTTCTTGTAATATCAGATATTAAATGTTTTTTAGATGCGTCATATAATAATTGTTTGGTAGCAGCTAATCCATAAGCCCTGCTTTGTGTATTAGCTAAGTCATAGTCGTCTATTTTACTTGTAGCTACACCTTTTTGACCACGCATTTCATCAATAACTTTTTTAGGTATTTTAGCTTCTTGAGCTTCTTTAACAAATTTCTTTTGTAGTTCAGGTGACATGTCCATAAAATTATCATTAATCCATTGCCATCTATATTGTTTCCAAGTAACAGACCTAGATAAATAAGCATTAGGTTTAGTCATAAGATGTTTAAAAGCTATATCAGTCATAGTATCTAATTTGTTTTCTAGTTTACCTAAAAAGCCACTTACATCTTGTTGTGGTCTTGAACCTTTTACTAAACCAAAATCTAAACCTTCATCAACATAATATGACAACCCTTTGTAAATTGTTTCTAAATGTTTTTTATTATATTCTTTTGTGACATCAGGAATAAAGTTTATAACGTTTGCTTTATCTAATTTTTTACCTCTAGGTAACTCTAATTTACCAGTAGCAATAGCATCTCTTAATCTTTGTTCTCCACCAAATGTACCAAATTTATAACTGTATTTATCTCCTGCTATATAGTTTTTACCTTCAATTAATTGTTCACCAGTTTTTATTCTTATACGTGCTTCTACAGAAGCTAAATAAGCATCAGCATCACGAGCGTTAGAAACAATACCTTCCATTTTCTTACCGCCTAATCTTGCTAATTCTTTTCTAAGTGGTAACGCTTCTGCGCTTCTAAACCAAGCTTTAGATGCGTCATTAAATCCATTAGCAGCTAAGTATCTAGCTATAGGGTCATTACGTAATTGTATTAATTCTGTAGCAATACCATTAACGTATCCATCTTCTCCACGTCTAATTTCAATAAAATCTCTACCCATACTAGAACCTCTAGTAGGTCTACCTTTTAATGCACCTGCTGACCAAACACTATTAGTAACGTCTTTATACTCTAAGCTTTCTCTAATTTTTGCACTATCAACACCACCGGCACTTTCACCTAAAAACTTCTTAGATAATTTGCCTGCTTGACCATGTGACCTAGCCCAAACTAAATGACTAGCAGGATTTATAAACATATTGTCAAGACCTGCTGCAGCCATTCTCATACTTTCTTCTAAGAAAACACGAATAAACCAAGCACCTCTAAGTAGCACTAACGGTTTAAATACATTTCGTGTCATGTAATCTAATGTCAAAGTGTAAGCATCATCTGTTAAATTTTTACTTGGAATAATGCCTGTAAAATCTTCTCCACCTTTAAATGCTTTAACCATATTTTTACCGGTATGTTTTAAATTAGCTCTTAATCCACCTTCAAACTCGTCACCGTATGTTGTAAATACTTTACCTAATGCTCTATTTATTAATCTGTAATCTACTAATGGTGCCATTAATTCTGATGATTCAGCTAATAAATGTAATGAAGGTACAACCATATTTATTTCCTCACCGTCTGGACCACGTTGTACAATAGTTTCCATTACATCACCAACAAATGGCATATTTTCACCAGTTAAACTGTCAATAAAATATTTCCTAATGTCTGCATTACTTTCAAATATTTTTTTGGCAATTCTTTGTGTAGCAATATTTTTACCAGTTTGTTGCATAATAAATTCATCTCTAAGTATTTGTTGATATGCAAAGTTTTGTATAGCTTCAAAATCTCCATCAGCTATATCTATTAACTCATCAACTATAGGTTTCATAGCATCATAACTGTATCCAGTAACTTGCAAGTGTGATACAAGGTTTCTTACAGCGCTATTTCTATTTGTAAATGACAATCCTTCTTCAGGAGTTACACTAAGTATTTTGTTCATATATGGTTTATAACCTGAACGCATATTTGCACTAAAGCCCATTAATTGTGCAAAAGCATCTCCTTCTACAGGTTTTCCTTTTAGTACGTTTATACCTTGTTTAACACCGCCACCAAGATAAGACCCAACACTTCTAAATGCAGCATCTTCTCTACCTATAGCAGATAAACCTTTGCCTACTGTTTGTTTAAGAACATTTTGACTATCAAGTAATTCTTTACCTTTAAGAGCAGAAGTTTTAAGTACAGCATTAGTTAGTCCAGATTGTTTACCGGGTAATTGATTAATTATTCCTGTATCAAATAAATTATCTAGTATTTGTCTAGTTGTTAAGTAGTCTCTACTGTCTGCTATTTGTTTAGCTACTGTGTAATCTAAATTGTCAAGTCCCGGTGTAGTCATTAACTTAGCAACATTATTTTCTTCGGTTAATGCTCTAGTTATTTTTCTACCAAATGGTGAGTTCATTAAATCTTGTGATGTATTTCTAAACAAAGATTTTCTAGTACCACTAATTACACCTGCTTGTTTATAAAGTTTTCTACCTGCAGCATATTCTCTACCTTCAGGACCTTTAAACTTTCTAATAAGTTGTCCGTTTTTTCCACTTATTAATGGTTTTTTATCAGAAAACGGGTCTACATAATCTTCTAAATCATTAACAGTTTTGTTGAAAGCGTTTAAATAATTATCTACTTTTGCAGCTTTACCTGCATCTAGTAATTTGTCTACAGAAATAGAAGCATTCTTTAATTTATTTATGCCTGATATTCCTTTAGCTAAAGGTACATCTGCAATTAATCTTATACCACCATCAATTAAACCTGATAATGTATTTGCTGCAGTTGTACCACTAGGAGTTACATTATAAGCAATTTGTCTACCCGGTGAATAAGGTTGTAATACACCAGTATCTAATCCTTGTTTTTGTCTCCACCAATTAGAAATACTAAACATATCGTTAATATTATTTCCGGGAGCATAATTAGATTTCCTACCTTCAAAAAATTGTATTCTATTAGGGCTAGATAAACTTGTATACTCTTGCATACCTAATGCTTCATTTGCCTTAATAGGTGTACCTACATTATCATAATATATTTTTCTAGCTTCATTTTCTGATATACCCATATCAAGTAATCTTTGATAACGTATATCATCTTCTGCTATTAAACTTTCAAATATAAATTTTCTGTTTCTATCAAAGTTAACTGGGTTACCATTCCATGCTTCTCTAAATGCAGCACTAAATGCAGTTTCTCCTGCAAGTTTGTTACTTTCACTCCACATTTCAACATACTCTTTAAGTTCACCCCATGTACCTTTATCTTTACCAATATCAGGTACCTGTGTATTACTTACATACATAGCTAAACTTTCTTGAGCTTCAGTAGGTAACATACCGCTTTCTAACATACTGTCGTAGGCATGCAAATCAGCAACATATTTAAGTTGACGATTTATTTTAATAACTTTTTCACCCATGCTTTCAAATCCAAGTAAAGCCCAGACACCTAACTGTGCATCTCCTTTAAATACCTTTGCAAGGTTTAATGTCATATCTTGATGTTCAGGCATTAAAGAATTGCCTTGTCCATCTGTAGAAGCTAACTCCCATTGTTTTGCTGCTTGTTCAGATTGTGATATAGAATATCTATCTACTATTTCTTCTACTGCAGTTGAATTAGGGTCTGCACCTACTTGTGTAAAACCAATAAGCAAACTTTGTGGTGCATTAGGAAACTTCTTAGTAAATGCAATAAGATTTTGTGGGTCAACATCACTAAGATTTTGTTTTAAGTTTTTAAACTTATTATTTCTAGCTACGTTATTAGCTACTTGTGATTGTTCAAATATTGGGTCGGGAAAGAACACTATTCGCTACCTTGGTTTATTAACTCCGATATAATTGAATTTGGCATTACTTGATACATTGCAGCAAGTAACATATTTGCATCTTCGTCTATAGCTTGCATAGGAGGTGAACCCGCACCTAACATAGCACCTTCAGTTATTGGTTGATTAGGAAACTCAGTTGCAGCAAATACATTTGGTGTTGCACCTTGTGTACTTCTTACAGGAGTTTGACCTTGATTAGCTACTGGTAAAGGTGCAGCAGATTGTTGTGCTGATAAAGCTTTTTGTTCTCCATATGCAACGCCCGGTATTCTTCTTATAGGTTGACTACTACTACCTGCACCACCATCTGTTCTCTGTGATAATGAACCCGGACCACTTACTGCAGCAGGGTTTTTAGGTTGTCTATATCCACCTCTAGCTCTTTTCTTCGCCATATTCCTCCATTATTACAACATAAATTCCCGGATAAGGGTTTATTATTTCGTATGCTTGTTCAAAAGATACTACTTGTGTATCTCCATATTCATTATTTACAATACTCCAAAACTCTGCTTCTACAAATTCTTCATTCATTACGCTAATCCAAAAGCTGCAGCCATATCTGGTGGAGGTCCTTGTGGCGCTTGCATCATTTGTTGTTGCTGTATCATAGCCATTTGTTCAGCACTCATCTGAGGTTCTTCTGGTGTGTAAAACATTTTAAGTATTTCTGTCATAGAATTTGGTTGTTCATATATAGCAATAACTGCTTGTGTAGCTTGTGCGTCACCTTCTGCAGACCTAGCAAGTACACTATCAAATAAAACATTTTCAGCTTTATTTTTTCTAATACGTTCTTGTACTTTGCCAACATTTTCAAGACCATCAATATTATCTTGTAAAGTTTCTGTATCTATAACACCTGCTTGTAGCAACTGCAATCCAGTTACAATTTTTTGAGGTTCATCAAATCCTGCCATAACACCATAAATACGTCTTGTTCTATGGTCACCACCAATATCGCTTAATGGTTTATAGTTTTCTGAAAAAGATGTACCATTAAAGAAACCTGCCATTGGTTTACTTTGTATACCTGTTTCTATACTTAAAATTTCATCTAGCTCTAGTCGCTTGCTATCCATTTCTGCAATACCGACTTTAATTATTTCTCTGTACTCATTAATCATTAATGACATAGAACTATTTAATTCTGCTAAACCTGCTCCTGTAGCTACGCTTGCAGGCGACTGGGCATCATCGGTTACTGGGTAACCACCTACAAGTCGTAACTGTCTTTCTAATCTATCTACTTGTTGGAATAGCTGATAAGGAATATTGTTTGATGGTTTAGAAACTTGTGTACCCGGTGATAAATAGTTAATAGCAAATCTACCTTTACGATACGCACCACTTTCTAACTCACCTGAAATGTTTGTTTCAGTAAAAACTGCATCTTCCATTGCGATAGCAGACATAATATTTATTTTTGCCATCATAGACATAAGTCCTATAGTGTGGTCATACTGACCTTTAAGCTCATCAAAAGAAAATCTTTTCATAAACACAAAAGGAACTGTGCTTAATGGATTAGGTATAAAGTCAAATAGTTGTCTAGTTTCTGGATACACAACATAGGTACCTGTAATATCATAATATTCAATTATGCTTACACCTTGTCCTGTATTATCTTCCCAATCTGATTGTTGTACATTACCTCTGTCATATCCAATCATTGATGTACTTTGATTTCCTACACTACCTGATTGTTTCTTTTCGTTAGGTTTCATAATTACATTTTTATATTCAGGATATATTTGAGCTAGTTTCCATCTAGGTACACTTCTTAATACAGCTAACTCTTGTGGTTTTTGGTCTGGACCAAAGTTACCCGGAAATGTATCATAAGGGTCTCTTAATTCTGCTGTTGGATATATGTGACCATTCTTATCTTTTTTGTGTGTAATAATCCATGCACAATAACCATAACCCGGTAACCATCTTGCAGCTTGTGCTAATTGTAAGTTAAGTCTTTGCTTTTCATCATAAGAAGAAACAATTCTTTCTAACTTTTCTGCACGTTTTCTTGCACGGTCACTATCGTTATTGTTCATTAAATCTACACGAATATTTGGTACACCTGATATTTTTTGCGCTAACCTATCAATACCTGATTGTAATAAGTTTGGTGCAGGTAATAAATCTGCATCTGCTGTATCCATTGTGTTACCTAGTAATGCTTTAATGCCATCTGCACCACCATTTAAAATAGCTTTAATTCTATATTTATTTATTTGTCTTGAATCAGAGGGAGTTCCTGCAACTAATTCTTGTGCTGCGTCAATAACTTCCTGTGCTGTTTTTTTATTTAAATCTATTGCCATGGTGCTTCATTCATATCAGTAACATTATAACCACTAAAACTTGGTTTGTATTCCATTCCCACTTCTGCTAAGTGTTCTTTTTGCGCTCGTCTAAATACTTTCATTGGAAACCAACTAGACATAACTATATCAGTTTTATGTTTGTTCCTACTAGAAACAGGTTTTCCATCAAAATATACTAACTGTCTTTTATAACTTTCTATTTTAGCTTGACTTTCAGAATTGCCATAGGGTAAATGTATTTTATTTGCTTCAAACAATTCTGCCATACCACCTACACCATATAGTGGGTCATGTTTATTTTTACCTGTTACATGTCCCTGTAGTAATATTCCTGTTCTAAGTACAAACTCTTTTATTGTTTCGTCTTGACGTATTGCAGTTTGAAAACCGTTTTCTTCAATAATCCAATGTGCTACATCATACTTGTGGTACCAATCAGATATAATTTGTGCAGCAGCTCTTACACCACCACCTTTTTGATTATCTATATCAATACAATATAATTCTGAGTTCCAAGTATCAATACCCCATAAAAACGCAGCTTGATAACCAGAACTAGATGGGTCAAGTCCTGCAACAAGTTGTAATTGTTTAGGTAATTGTCCTACTATTAAATCATCTCTCTTACAACTATCAATGGCATCAGGACTAAATATTTGTGTGCCTTCAACATAAGATTGATTAAAGTAAACCATTTCAAATATTTGTTTACCACCAGTTGTTTCTGCAGCACGTAAACGTGACATTAACCATTTATGTGTACGTTTGCCTGCCCACAGCATACAGTCAATATGTTCTTCATCTGAACCTTCAGGTAGTTGACAAGTTAAATCGTGTGCTGTTTCAACAATACTTTCAAAACTTTCGTTATTTAATAAATGATGATATAAGTCATCAGGGTGCTGTCTTGAACCAATAACAACTACAGCTGTGTGTTCCTCTTTACGACTTGATAATGTTGTAGTCCACCATTGTCTTGTATTTTCTCTTGCACCGGGTTGCATTGTAGTTTGGTGGTCCTCAATGTCATCAGCAATAATTAAATCACAGTCACGTGATAATATCTTACCACCTTTACCAACAGCAACCATAGTAGGTGATTTAATACCCGGTACTGTTCTTGTTCCTACTGTAAACTGATTAGATGCCCACATCTTACCTGACCTATTGTCTGGTTTAAAAGACTTGCCCGGTTCACAAAAATCTTCTTGTAATCGTTCATTACTCTCTAGTTGGTCAAGTACTGCAGATACAGCATTCTTTGCAATATCCTCATTACCACCTACCCACATAATACGAGTGTTAGGGTTTTTACATATTTGATAAACTGCAAAGTGTATTAAGAGTTCTGTCTTACCATGACGTGGCGGAGACAATACCAACAGTTCGCCCCCCTCGTCTATTGACTTAAGTATCTTATTTATCCAGTTTTCATGAAAAGCTGCTGTCTCATACTTCTCTCCAGTTTCAGTAGCAAAGTATTTATTGCGGAACGTAGAAAAATTTTTTAAAGCGTTTTCTGCTTCCTTAGGCACAGTCCAATCTTCAGCATCAAGTTTGTTTTGTAAGTCAATCTGGTAAGCAGCATTCATTTTAGATACAGTTGCAATAGGGCAACCTAGTGCCTCTGCAGCTTTAGTAGCTGTTAATTCGCTATTCATAACTAAATCAGCTAAACCTTTGTCTACATATTCGTTATAGTACTTGCCCTTCATAGGGGTTAATGCAGAGTACTTACTGTTAATAGGTTTTTCTTGTTTCTTGTTATGTCTATATTCTTTCATGTACTGCCTACGTTGACATACAGTAGAGCAATATTTTGATTTACCGGCTGTTAAACGTTTTCTACAGTTTGTAGCATGACATATCTTTTTAGACATAGTTTCCTAAGCTTTTTGTAAATGTTTGTGTAATGATAATTATATGGTAACATACCATTAATTACAAACATAGAAAGCCATTAATTAATTACAAGTGAAGTTGTAATCGGGATACAGAAAGTCTGGAATCGGTCAAACGATAACGTAGAAACGCAAACCAGATACTCAAGGATTAACGAAAACTTTTTATCATGCGGACTTCCCTTAATAGCCCGCTATATCCAAAACCCCCTTTAGTTACAACGTTTTACTAGAATATTTTTTTCTACTTACATATATATACAGGGGGGTAGCACATTAACATGTGTAGGTCATACGCACATAGATACACACGTATCGTGTAGGTGTATGCACATATATAGTTACTGTGAAGTGTCTTATGATTCTAAGTTACAGAATATACATACTAGATATGGTAGTACGTTAATTAAATACCCCTATATGTAGTTAAGTTAACTTCTTCTAAACAGATATGAACTCTTAGACAATTGGAAGGTAGTAGGGGGAAACACCACTAGATATGGTATGCACTAGATGTAGTGTCATCGGCAACAACCACAATATGTAGTAGGGGAGAGCTGTGTCTTAGGGGGAAGTAATAGTATTTAACCCCTTACTAAGGTAAGGGGATTAAATACATTAGTCCTGTTGAGAGGAGCCGAAATGAAATTAATGCAAAATGTTAGTTTGCAGGAAAACGTCATATGGTGTCGTGACCTACATGACGGATACCACCCACGTAATACGACCGACAGTACAGACGTAATAGAGTGTGTACGAACAAAATTAAACGGTTTTATGGGTTTTTACAACGAAGATTACACGGACACGCAAATAAAAGACTTTGTGCAAGAAGTTCTTACTAACGGAAAAGTTGTTCGCAACCATAAAAATTGGAAGTAGCCGAGAAGTTAGGGTATTTAACCCCTTACGTAGTAAGGGGATTAAATCCCTATGAGAAAGGACGATATGACTGAATTACTTGACGCTTGGGACTATGTCCCAAATACTTATTGTGCCGTCTGTGAAGTCAAAATTGACTACTCTGTTAATCAAAAGATTAACATTGGTTGGACAGAATGGGACATGAACCCGTGGGGTGACACCCGTTGGGCTTGTGGGCTTGAATGTTCCTACGATTTGGCGCTGAACGGTTAGTATTTAACCCCTTACGGAGTAAGGGGATTAAATACAACCCCTTGAAAAAACAAAGCATGAACCCATTGTGGTGGAGCGATGAAGTAGATATCCAATATCTCACCTACTGTGTGTAGGTTGACGTTCTCTTGTATGTGAGAGCGTCAAAGTACACATAACACATACGAAAAGGAGTTCAGAAATGAGCAAATTGATAAATACAACAACAACAACCGTATATAACGTTCGTAAGGACGATAATACGCCAATCAAGGGATACTACATTGTCAAAGACAATGAGAGTAAAGAATACTTTGTATCCAACGTGAGTGTAAATGACATAAGCGAATTAACTGCTGAAAATACAGTTAGTCCTATGACTAAAAATTACACAGACGCACAAGATATGGTTAAATTGTTGGGTGCAGACGCTACACTCAAGCACATTACACCTGAGGGATTGACTAAAATCCGTTCTGATAGAGGTAAAAAAGCTTGGGCTAAGAAAAAAGCACTCGTTAAAGCGTAGTAATTATCTCGCACACCCTCGTAATGGGGGTGTGTAGGATACTTATGCGAGTATCAAGTAATTACTTAACCCCTTACAGAGTAAGGGGATTAAGTAATTAGATTGGAGTAAAAATGGTAGAACCACTAACGCCTGAACAGGTAGCAAACATGACAGACGAGCAAAAAAAAGCCCGTTTACAAGAGCTTATGATTGCAAACTTAAGTACATTAAACGACGAATCTTTTACAGATGATGTCAAGGAAGTACTTGAACAAAACGGTCTACATCATAGCGATGTAGAAAAAATTCTAAATGAAATTGTGCTTGTTGCACAAAATTATTTCGGAGAAGTTAGCTAAACGTAATTAATTAACCCCTTAATTTATTAAGGGGATTAATTAATTAGATTGGAGCGTAAATGTTATGCGATAACTGTCGTCAAGCGAATTACCGACATCAAGGTATTTACGCAAATGCGAAAAGTAACGTGTTAGAAATGGTATTTTGTCCACAATGTGGGTATAGTACTGTAAAAAAGTCAAGTTCAAAGCGATACTTGACAAGTGAGAAAACAGAAAGCGAGGTGTCACGTGGGTGACAGAGCAACTGTACTATTGTACAGTCAAGACGAAAGAGGTTACAGTTATTCACCTGTAATCTACACACATTGGATGGGTTCTAATGTGGAACAAACAGTCAGTAAAATGCAACGTATGTATATGGAAAATGACGCTGATAGAAATATGAACCCCCAATTTAGGCAAGAAATAGAGAGAGTGTTCCCTATTTTGTGTGCTTATATGGGTAAAGACGGACATAATCCGAGTGTTTTTAACTTTGATTTTGCACGTGAATTTACTGATGAGCTACCAACAGCCAACGATATGCCGATTGTGGCTGATGATTGGGGATTGTATCTCATAAATGTAATGACACTAGACGGAGTTTGGTCTGAATTTTCATGGGATGAAGTGTCATGAACAGTTGGCAAGGGTTATTTATAGTAATAATGTTAATTCCTATTGTCTTATTAACAATAGAATACATAGTTAACGTTGTTATTTACGTTAAAAAAACACGAGAGGGACTTAGTGATGAGTTCCTCTCACTTATACGAAAGGAAGAATAATGGCTATTAAAGAATGTGAACTTTGTAGTAGTACAGATGACCAAAATTCTATTATAAAAGCGTACGGTGATTGGTTTCACGAAGATTGTTTAGATGACGCTGTTGCAGACGCAAAAGTACAAGAACAAGAACATCGTGAAATAATGCGACATCATGGCGAATACGATGAACCCCCATCAGGTATGACAGAAACACAGCAAATCATGGCAGACCAATCAGACGCAGGGTACGAGTATTGAAAAGTAATTAATATTTAACCCCTTAACTTGTTAAGGGGATTAAATATAATTAGAAAGGGAAATTATGATTCACAAACATGGTTGGTCTCGTTACGCTAAAGACGTTAAAGAGACCGATGAATTACTTACGAAAGGGAATAAGTTTGTACCTGTAATAGCAGTAAGTCGTGCATTCGGCAAGACAACTATTACATACGGTGATAGTAAATCACCCAAGCAAAAGACGTTTACGGACTTAAACACCGTAGTTGTAAACGAAAAAGTGTGGCGTAAACACACAAAAGAAACGCAATAAATATAGCTATCTACGTACATTACCCCTTTATGTACAGTAGGTAGCTTGTAGCACATAGCATTGGGTAAACTGCTAAGACTTAATTGTGTAAGCCACCAACTGTGTGTTACAAGCTATCTATAAGGGTTAGCGAGGGGAAATTTGAACTTACTGAACCTTGCCTCTGTAAAGAGTAAACCCAAGTTATGTAGGTAGCTTGTAGCACATAGAGGTACGATTTGACCTATATAGAAAATCTACTAGCACTTGTAAAGGTATAGGATAATTTACAAGTTGATGTGTGTTACAAGCTATCTATACGTACGTAGCTTACAGTTCAGATGCAATATATACGAAAGTATTGTTTGTTTCATGCCCAAATCTGGACTGTGAGATACGCAAGTATCAGAAAGGGGGTAACTTATGTTACCTAACGGTATGGCTAGACAAGAGCCACCACCAATACGCAAAGGTGGAAAGCAACCTAAAATTTTGTCAGACGACAAAGTTAAGGTGTTGTTAAATAACCCGAACATGTGGTACGTAGTCGCTACTTTACCTAAGTGGAGTAGTGGTGTTGTCGGAAACATACGGAGTATGCAACAACGAAACATAAGTCACTTGAAAGACAAAGGTTCTTTTGAGTGTAAGCAAAGAAAAAACAACGAGGGTGTGGACTTATACATTAGGTTCGTACCGATTGGAGAATAACAAATGAGCAAAAAACAAACGTGTTGGGACTTAGTGTCCTACGTAGTAGGAAAATCAGATAGAGTACTTTTGTACGGACCTCCGGGTACAGGCAAGACTTACTCTGCTGTAAAACAAAATGCACCATTGAACATAAACGGTGACGCTAACGTATTTCAGTTAGTCATGACCGAAGAAAGTACAAGTGCAGACTTACAAGGTTTTTATCAGATAGGTGAAAATCAACAGTTTGAATGGAGTGACGGTATTGCTGTACAAGCATGGCGTAACGGTGGTAGATTGGTTATCAATGAGATAGACCACGCTTCACCAGACGCTATGACATTCTTACATGCCATATTAGATGACAAAGATATTGCAGGTATCACACTCAACAACAAAGAAAAAGAAACTGTTCGTCCAAGCGAAGGGTTTACTGTGATAGCTACGTCTAACGCGGACCCAGAGAGCTTACCACAAGCACTCAAAGACAGGTTCCCTGTTGCTATACACATAGATGAGATACATCCTAAAGCATTGGAAAAATTTCCAAAAGCGTGGCATCAAGCTATTAGTGATACATCTTTATCTACTGATGAGGGTGAACGTATCTCTATTCGTAAATGGGATGAGTTCTTCAAGTTACAAGAGCAAGGGTTAGACATTGATACAGCAGGGTTAGTAGTCTTTGGCGATAGAGCAGAAGAACTATTAGACGCTATCAAGTTAAGTGAAGCAGAATAATGCGACACAGACCATTCCCCGAAATAGTCACAGGAGAAAGAGATTGGGAAGTATACGAAGATACTAAACAACCTCGTACGGACATGACCAATAGGAAAATGTACGTACCTCTAGATGACGAGTGTCACAAGTGTGGTGTAAATCACGGACGTGTAATCAGACGACATGAGTTAGGTCATGTCAAGTGGTCACCTAAAAGCTTTGGTAAAATTCCCAAAGGCGTTCATGAAGAAGCTATACATTTGCTAGAAGAAATACGTGTCAATCACAGACTAACGTATGCAGGTATTCCTATGAATGCACCACATACATGTTTAGATGAGGTTGACGCCTTCACAAGACAACTTGTAGAGAAAGGTAGTATTACAGACTTAGTCAAGTATGGATTAGCTTGTATTTATTTCATTGAAAAAATATGGTACAAAAGTAATTTTGCTTCAAGTTATACACGTATAAAATATAACGAGTATGGCTATGAGTATGTTTCTTTTGTAAAAGCTATTACAGATGAGATAAATAGTCATACTCTTAAACACAGCCGTGTTCAAGATTTAGAGTTTGCTATGGATAAAATATCTTACTTTCATCTACGCATGGTACATACAAGTACTAAATCTGCAGGTATAACACATAAACCTGCATGGGCTAGAGTTAAAAAACTAGCAGTAGAGTTGTCTGAGTTATTTGATTTGTTTGACGGAAAACCACAAGACGATGTGCGTTTGTCTGATGATGACAAAGAAAAACTTGAGGAAGCATTAGAAGAAACAGGTGATTTAGAGGATGCTTATGAAGAAGCTGAACTTAGTTCACCTAAGAATATATCTATGCTTAAAGACCGTAACAAGAATGACTATAACGAAATCATTTACAGTTATGATAATAGTGAAGCTTCATGGGCAGATTATACATTACATAAACCTGCGTTAACTATCAACATGAGTAACAAAATTCGTACAGGTTACACAAATGTTGCTAAAGACAAAGGTGTTGCACCTAGAAAAATTCACAGATACACAGTAGATAGAAAGATATTCACACGTAAACATAATACATACGGTGGAACTATCCTGATTGACGCTAGTGGTTCTATGAACTTTGACGGTCAAGACATACTAGATGTCATGAATGAAGTACCTGCTGTGACTATTGCAATGTACAACTATTATGGTTGGAACAACAATAAGAAATTAGGTGACATACGTATTATTGCTAGAAATGGTAGACGTGTTAATGATGAATACTTACACGAGCATACTGGTGGTGGTAATTACATTGACTTACCTGCACTTGAATGGTTAGGCAAACAAACACCTAGACGATTGTGGGTATCTGATATGCAAGTTGTAGGATTTAATGGGACAGGCAAGCAAAATCTACAACAATGTATGGAAGCATGTAATAAATATAACATCATGCGACTAGCAGACATAGATGAGGTTAAGTCTTTCGCTAGAAAATTAAATGTAGTAAGGTAAAGGTAGTGCTTACGTTTCACGCAAGTGATACGTGGGTTTCCTTTCCCTATGTACAGTAAGCACAGAGATAAGAATAGAGCGTAAAGAGAACTTACGACAGGTCTTTTACCTATGACTGTTCTTTCAGGATATCTTCGTCATAGGTTTTGTTACCTTCATGAACACTTATCTCTAGCTTTCTTTTAGTTTATTGTATTTATTTTTTATTCATGTATAATTATTTACATGAAAGAAATAGATAAACTACTAGAAGAAGCCGAACACGGTGTAAAAGATAATTTCGTTGAACGAAAAATTACACCAGAAGCACGTGAGTTCTGGGACACACTTATTGAGAGAGTACGTAACGGAGTTGATGTGAAACCTTATCGTATAATAAACATATTAAAACGTGAGTTTGATATAGAAATATCCGATAGTGCCATGCGTAAGTACATCAAGAAGGTGTCTGATGGCAAGTAATAAAGATAAAGAACTAGCTAGATTATTAGCTGATGCTGAGAGCGAGCGAGTAAAAGAGCTAGAAGATACTAACATCAAGTTGTTACGACAGCTTGATAAAGCTAAGAATAAAACTGAAAAACTTGTTGAAGCTGTGTACGAAGCAGTCAAAACAAGTATCACAACTTACCGAAAAGGTAATGTTCCTAAGCCCAAGTTAGCCAAGAAGAAAAAAGTTGGCGAAGAAATAGCTTGTGCCGTATTGTCTGATGTGCAACTTGCAAAAATTACACCTACATACAATACAGAAATAGCTGAAGAACGTGTTGTACGATATGCACATAAGATAGTTGACTTAGCTAATATCCAACGACAAGCACACAATGTAAATAAAATTGCTGTGTTTTGTGTTGGTGACATAGTAGAGGGAGAGCTTATATTTCCCGGACAAGAACATCTAATAGACAGTTCATTGTACAGTCAAGTGACTGTTGATGCACCTAGAATTTTGACACAATTCTTTGACATTCTATTAGCTAACTTTGAGGAAGTGCAAGTTCATTGGGTAATCGGTAATCATGGACACTTGGGTGGACGTTCAAGAAAAAACTACCACCCTGATAGCAATGCCGACAGAATGTTAGGCAAGATATTAGACATGATATACGATAGCGAAAAACGAATTACATTTTCTATACCTGATAGTGTAAATGCAGACAACCATTGGTTTGACATTGCAGACTTAGGAGAGAAATGTAAGTTCTTTCTATGGCACGGAGATAACGTCAGAGGTTTTGGTGGTTTCCCGTGGTATGGATTTGGTAAGAAGATAATGGGTTGGAAAACACTAGCTAGTAACGGACTTATGCCCGACTTTAACTATGCTATTGCAGGTCATTTTCATACACCAAACACACAATACATAAACGATGTACGACTATGGATTAATGGAAGTACGGAAAGTTATAATACATATGCGTTAGAACAACTTGCAAGTATGGGTAGACCATGTCAGTACTTACTGTTTTGTAAGCCAAAGCATGGAGTAACTGCTGAATACCTTGTAAATTTAGAAGATGTATAGGTATAATATATAGTATATGGCAAGTAATAATGTCAAAGAAGTAACAAACCATGAGTTGATTGGTATAGAATACTCAGGTGATACACCTGTTTTAATATATCGTGCAGAAGATGGAGCAATTCACTTCAGTAAATTAACACGTGGGGTTACACGCTTAAGCAAATAAATATAAATCATTAATTTAATTCCTTAACTTGTTAAGGAAATTAAATAATGATAGAAAGGAGAACGTGATGGCTACAAAGCCAGTTAAATTGTTGTCCCCATTTCCCAAGTCAGTTGTTAAAAAAGCACCTGCAGGGAAGTTTGGCGACTACGTTCCACACAGTATCTACGTAGAAAGACTACGTGATAGCGAAGTAAAATACTCATGGACATGTGAACCTATATACGGTACACATAAAGGTGAGAAAAGAATAGTTGGTGCTAAAGGTACTATAACTATTGAGGACATGGGTAGTTATGATGGCTTCGGAGACGTTGACACATTTAAACTAGACAGTCCTAAACACAACGATGGTACAAATCTAAAAGATGCAGAGAGTGACGCTTTTAAACGTGCTTGTATGCGTTTTGGTTTAGGTGTTGAGCTATGGTCGGGTTCAGATACAACTGAGGAAGAACATAATGCACAACCTCTAGCTACTATGAGTGACCCAGACACCGACAATGTTATGGTGACAAAGGTTGACATGCGTAGAAAAGAGAACAAGTCCGAACCTGTACCAATCAAACCTATTGAGGAAGTATCAGAAGGGGAAGCACCTTTTAACGATACCTCTACACATACCGATAATGGTAAAGTCAAACTTATTGATGACACCATTGACAGGATTATGGAGGGGTATGACGAAAAGACACAAGTGTTTGCTTTAGACTTAGCAGATAACTACAAAAAAGTCATGAAGTATCCCGATAAATCTCAATGGAGTAATAAGCAGATAGATGATTATGTAGCTAAAATAGAGCTTGGATTATCTTCTACTGCTAATAAAGTAGATGACGATGATGACCTTATAACTAAGGTATCAGGAATATTAGGAGGTGTTGTGGAAAAAACACAACAACAAAATGATATCAAGACAGACCTTAAATGTCCTTTTTGTACAGGCAAGGTGTTTGATAACAGAAAAAGTAAACTAACCGAGAAGTCACCAGACTTTAAGTGTGCTGCAAAAGCAGTTGATGAATGCCCTGCACACACAGGTAAGTTTCCAAAATCATGGTGGTTAAACTCATCAGACTTACCACCCGAATGGGGAGTAAGTGCCTAATAAAAAAGTTGACTATAAACGTCAAGGTATGCTGAATAAACGTAAAGGTAGACGGAAACAATTAGAAGCGTTACGTCAGTTACGTATGCCCGAACCTAGTCTGTATCACTTACGTGTACATGAAGAAGGATGGGCAGAAGCATTCATTAGATGTGAAGTCAAAGCAGGTAAGCAAGTTCAAACGTTATGGAATAGGTATCTGAAAGCTAAAGAGCAATCAGATACCAACTTGCCAAACGATGAAAGACCCTTTGTGTTTGTAGTTAAACCCGATGGGACAAGTGAAGGACTTGTTATATTTAACATAAAAGACTTAGATGAATTTTGTGTTGCATACAGCTTACACATAAGTGGTAGGAAGTATAAGAAACCTGCACTATACGAAGAAGAATGATTGAATTACTTATAAGTTGTGTTCTTACTTTCCCAATAAGTACAGACACACTAGAAAAATATGTAATTTGTCGTGATGTAAAAGAGAAAGTACAACATGTTGAGGAGTGGATACCGACAGTCAGTACGTACTTCAAAGAAGAAGATATTGTACAAGCTATGACAGTAATCTATTGCGAAAGTAGTGGTAGATATACTGCATACAATGACAAAAACAAAAACGGTTCTAATGATTTAGGACTGTGGCAATTCAATAACCATACATGGGATTGGCTTTCAAACAAGTTAAGTATAAAAGATAACAGAGTTAATCCTGTGGTGTCTACACGTGTGGCTAGTTGGCTAGTCTATAACGATGGATGGCACCATTGGAACTCTAGTAAGGAGTGTTGGAAAAATGCCGAATATATTTACCGACCCAAAAGAAATAAAAGTATGGGCGATACAGCTAGCTAATGCTTGTGGTGGACAACGTGTTGTTCAAGATAATGTATTACAAGAAGCAGACCCAGAAAAAGTAAGCAAACTATTGTTTGAGTTCTTACAAGGTTTTGAACAAACAATATTAGACAATCGTAGAAAGGCAGAAGAAGAATGAGTGAACTTACATTTGATTTTTACCCTAGTGGTGAAGATGTATTAGATAAAATGGAAGAACTAGCGCAACTAGAGTTAGAACATTTAGAGAAAACTAAAGCTAACGGCATTGCGTTTTGGACAGATGCACAGATGGCTACATACAATGTGAAGAAACAGATGTACAAATTGTTTCTACATAAAGTAAAAACATGGCAACATGAAGTAGAGCGTGCAGAAATAAGAGATGACATAGCACGTGAAGGTTCTATGGATTTTCAATCACCGTTTTAAAATGATTGAAATATACATGTTGAAGTATGAAGAAGATGGAAAGTACCATGAAATATTTTCTACCGATGTTTACAAACTAGAAGATGTTGTAGATGACTGGGACAAATATGGTAAAGATACTTCTTTAGATACAATAACAAAGTACACATATGAACACTTAGAACAGTTTATTAGATTAGTAAATGTTTTATCTACACCTTACAAAGACGGTAGTATGTGGCTGAAAAGAGCTAATTTACAATGAAAGAAGTTAGTCCACAAGGCGAACATAACAAACTCAATGATGCTGAGCGTATAAAAAACTATATACCTTTTGCAGAAAATGTGTTTGAAAAATACTGTACGGATAAGAATATGAAGTATCGGCAGTTACATCTTAATGACAATGCAGATTTTGCAGAAAGTCCCATACCAATGTGGGCTAAGATGTCACCGTTTCTTAAATCTTTCCCCGATTACTTTGTATACAACGATAAAAAACAAATGTTAGTAGAAGTAAAGTCTTCACCTAAAGTAAAAGTTAAAGACTTGTTGCACTATTGTGCTGTACATACAATGTATGCAGAAGGACATGCAACAGATTACTACATAGCGTTCTGTTTTAAAGACGGTACTGTTAAGTTTTATACAGTAGAAGAATTATTAGGTCTAATACCTATTGCAGAATATAAACAATACCATGATGGAAGGAGATACTATGACTTCACAAGTGTCACAAAAACAAATAGATAAAGCTGCACGAAAAACTGCTTTAAATTTGCAAGCTTTAATGGCTGAAGTTGATGAGGGATTTAATGCACATGTACGATGTATTGTATGTAACGAACAATACAGACATCACATAGACACTAAACCGTGTGTTGATGACGACAATCCTAAACAAATTATACGTAAAAGCAGATGGCGTGGAACTAGGATTGTTAAATGAATGACAGTTATAAACCTTTACCTGATGAAGTAGAGATTAGGCAATCAATAATAGATGGTGTTGGTTTATTTGCTAAAGAACCTATACGTGCTAACTCAACATTAGGTGTTACTCATGTAGCTAATGAACAGTTTCAGCACGGGTTTGTACGTACACCATTAGGTGGCTTCATCAATCATAGTGAAAATCCTAATTGTATATTAGAAGATGTTTTTAATCTTAAATGTATTAAGACACTTGTAGACATTATGCCTGATGAAGAACTAACAGTTAAATACCATTTATATACTCCTAAAATGAAAGAAATACTATGACGGAAGATATATCAGCTATCAGAGAACAAGCCCTAGAAAGAGCAGGAAACGCCTGTGAGTGGGCAAATTGTGGCAGTAATAAATGGTTAGAGCTAGCACACATAAAAGATATTGGTATGGGTGGTAACCCTACAAGAAAGTTTGACATAGAAAATGTAGCTATGTTGTGTAAATGGCACCATGACATATACGATGGTCGCCAATCTATGGGTACTAAAGTAGCTTATCGTGAGTTATTACGTGGATATCTAGACAGATATAGTGATGTTAACGAGTGACTACCACTTAACTTTGTCTGCCCAATACGCAGCAGACATCTTTCCCTTTTTAATGTTCTTTGCATGACGTGCTTTAAAAGATTTACGTCTTGCTTTTGATTTAGCGTCAGTCTTTTTACCTGCACCAGATACACCTTGTTGTCCAAATCTAATCAACTTAACCTTGTCACCTTGTTTAGCTAATACTGCATGTGACTTACTAGCTTTAGGTGTACGCTTTGGTTTATTGTATCCCGAAAACTTTTCGCCTCTATACTCAATCATTTTTTAATTTTCTTAACTTTTCCGTTAACAGTTCTAGCAAACTTGTGCGTTTTAGTTTCACGTATAAGGGTACCGTAATGACGTTTACCACCCCACATCCAACTTACCTTAGCCATTAGTATCTCTTAGTTTTTTTCTTAACTTTATAAGATTTTTTCTTACCGGTTTTTTTATTAACTGGCATACTATTCTCCGTATCTCTTACTTACTTGATTTAGCGAAGCTTGATATGCTTTACGGTATTCATTATTAGCTTCTGCTCGTCTCTGGAAAAATGTACTACGCTTTGCATATGCTTTAGCTTTCCTTAGTACTTCTGGTCTAGCACTACCTTGATTAAGTAGTTGTTTAGACGCTTTCCTAAATTCACTAGCTAATGCTAACTCTTTCACAATAGAACTTTGCAACTGTTTTTCTAGTTGCTTATTCTTTTCAGGGTCACCGTAACTGTAGTTTTTTTTCTTAGCCATTACTTACTAACTTTAGGTTTAGGACCAATTTGTTTTTTAGCAAACTCTTTAACTACTACAAGTGCAGCAGCACCACCGGATAAGGCAGCGAGTTGTACAGCATCTGCGTCTACACCAACTAATGGTGCAACTGTAAGTGCTGATATAAATGCTTCAACAAAAGTCCAAACTGTTTTGCTTAGAACGTCTTTGTATTCTTTGCTCAATTTATAACTCCATGCTTCGTTCCAAGGTGTCCACCTAACATCTTTCTTAAACGTCCCATCTTGGTTTCTTTTCCTACTATTTCTTGCAAACATTATCTATTATATTTGTAAGTCTTATTAATATTTGTTCCGTAAAGTTTCATTTTTGATTTCTTTTTTTTAGGTAAAGAACTTGCGTATTTATTTACATCGTATATGTCTTTAGCTATAAGAACTTGTCCTACGACTGGTACTAATCTTGTTGCACCTTTAGTAGCTACTTTAGCACCTAACATTACTGCTCTTTTAGCAGCAGGAGATAATCTTTTAGAAGCTTTACTTAAATTAATAGGACTACTAGCTCCATATTTATAGCCCCCTATTTGTCCTTTAGCAGGTTGAGGTGTTTTAATTTTTTGTCTACTAACAGGTTGCTGACTTGGAGATGGGTTAGTTTTAAATTGACTAGGTTCCGGTTGACCAATACCTATCCCTGCTTTTTTTTGTGCTGCACGTAAAGCTTTAGCTCGTTTTTCTGAAATTTCACCAAGACCTACAGGATTTTTAGACAAACCTTTTTGTCTAGTTTTAGGTACAAAAGTTGTATTAGTAGGTATACCTGCTTCAGCTGCACGTCTTTGTGCTGCTGTCATAGGTTTACCACGTTTAATACTTTTATCAAACTTTACCTCAACACCTTTTTTAGCATAATCTTTTTTAAACATGCGTGGTCTATTAACCATATGTTTTTTTGCTAAATCTTTTTTAAGGTCTGTATATATATACTCATTCATTTGAGCAACTTTAGGTTTGTTT